ATTGATATGATTAAACAAAATCACTACAAAGACATCGATCTTTTATCAATTGATATGGCAGATTCCAAAGTATATGAGATGCTTTCAGACGGGTATACAAAAGGTGTATTCCAGTGTGAAGCAACACCATATACAAACCTCCTAGTAAAAATGGGAGTAAAGAACTTTAATGAGTTAGCAGCATCAAATGCTTTAGTTCGTCCAGGTGCTATGAATACTATTGGTAAAGACTATATTGCTCGTAAGCATGGTAAGCAGAATGTTTCCTATACCCACCAAATTATGAAAGAGTTCACAGATGATACATATGGATGTATCCTGTATCAAGAGCAAGTTATGCAGGCTTGTGTTCACTTAGGTGGAATGTCAATGTCTGATGCTGACAAGGTACGTAAAATTATTGGAAAGAAGAAAGATGCAAAAGAGTTCGATATTTATAAAGAACGTTTTATTACTGGCGCTTCTGCCTATATTGCTCCCAATCAGGCTCGTGATCTATGGCATGACTTTGAAGCGCATGCGGGATACTCGTTCAACAAGTCTCATGCGGTTGCTTACTCTACGCTCTCGTATTGGACGGCGTGGTTAAAATACTACTATCCACTTGAGTTTATGTTTGCCCTTCTTAAAAATGAAAAGGATAAAGATGGTAGAACAGAATATCTTATTGAAGCAAAGCGTATGGGAATACCTATCAAACTTCCACACATTAATGACTCAGATCTCGATTTTAAAATTGAAGGCAAAGGCATAAGATTTGGGCTAACAGGAATTAAGTTTATTTCTAATAACATTGCTGCAAAATATATTGCTGCTCGTCCATTTAAAACATACAAAGAACTTGAAGAATTTACTTTTACAAAAGGTAATGGTGTAAATAGCCGAGCACTTAATGCTCTTAGACTTATTGGTGCAGCAACATTTCCTGACAATGAGAGAAACGATAGTGAAATTAAAGAAAATATTTATGAATATTTAAATCTTCCAGAATTTAATATAACGATTCCTTCACACTATTATGCATTTATTCAAGACATTGATTCATTTGAAGAAAAAGGATCATACATTTTAATGGGTATGGTTAAAACAATTAAACGAGGAAAGGGATGGTCACGAGTTGAAATTCTGGACAAAACTGGGAGTGTTGGTATATTTGATGAAGAAGCAACGACTATTGAGACGGGTCGTACTTACTTGGTTCTTGCTAATGACAATAGGATTGTATCTGCAATTCCTGTTGATGAAATAAAAGAATCTTCAAATGCACTTGTTAAATTTTTAGGTTATAAACAATTACCATATAGTGAAGAAGAGATGTTTGTTGTTTCTTTTAAATCAAGAGTTACAAAGGCTGGAAAGAAAATGGCTTCTTTAACTTTAGCAGATACAGCAAGAGATTTACATTCGGTAACAGTATTTCCAACTGCATTTCCTAAAGCATACATGCACATTGAAGAAGGTAAGGCATATAAGTTTAGTTTCGGTAAAACTAAAGACGGTACAGTAATAATGGAGGATGTAAATGTCAGTTAGTGTAGAAGATGTATTATCACAGTTAGACCCAAGAATTAGAAAACGTCTTGGTACAGGAGAAGGTATTACTTTTGAGTATCAGCCAACTCCAAGTTTTGGTTTAAATCGTGCCCTAGGGGGTGGACTGCCATATGGAAGGCAAGTTCTTATATGGGGTAGTAAGTCTTCTGCTAAATCCTCTATGTGCTTGCAAATGATTGCTTTAGCGCAAGCAGAGGGCAAAGTTTGTGCATGGATTGATTCTGAGATGTCTTATTCAGAAGATTGGGCTAAGCAACTAGGGGTAGATCCAACAAAATTAATTTACTCACAAGCAAGAACTATTAGTGATATGGTGGATGTTAGTGTTGGACTTATGAATGCTGGAGTTGATCTTATTGTCGTTGACTCTATTACTTCAATGCTACCTGCTATATACTTTGAAAAAGATACAGACGAAATGAAGGCACTTGAAAATACAAAACAAATAGGTGCAGAATCTAGAGACTTTAGCAATGCTTGGAAAATGCTTAACTATGCTAACAATAAAGTAAAGCCTACACTTCTTGTACTTATTTCACAATCAAGAAATAATATTAATGCAATGTATACAAGCCAGCAACCTTCTGGTGGTCAGGCTACTAAATTTTATTCATCCTGTGTTATTAAATTATTCAGTTCTGAATCTGATAATCAAGCGATTAAAGGAAAAATTAAAATAGGAGATAAATTGATTGAAGAAAAAACTGGTCGTAAGATTCGCTGGGAACTTCAATTTTCAAAAACATCTCCAGGATTCCAATCTGGCGAATATGATTTTTATTTCCGTGGTGATCATATTGGTATTGATGCTATTGGAGATTTAGTTGATACTGCAGAATCTATTGGTTTATTAAATAGAACTGGCGCATGGTATCAATTAGATGATGGAACAAAAGTACAAGGGCGTGATGGTTTTATAAATCGTGTTAAAGAAGATTTAAATTTACAAGAACAACTTAAGGCAAAAATAATTAATGCTTGAGCCAAAGTTTACTGTATATCCTGGAAAGTGGCCGTGTAAAACTTGTCAAGAAATTGCAATATCTTTAAGATATTGGAGAGAAACTGGTGAGGCAACTTGGATGTGTTCTAAAAAACATATATCTAAAGTTTTATTATTGCCACCTAAAAGAAAGAAAAGAGATTTTATAAATGAGTGAAAAAAGTGAATCTAAAAGAATTGGCGCAAAACAACATAAAAATTCTGGTCGGAATACTCAAAAAGGTGATGCAACTTGGAAAAATTTTGTTGTTGATTTTAAAGAAGCAAATAAATCTTTTACATTAAATAAAGATGTATGGGCTAAGGCTGTTACTGATTCTATTCAAGCAGGCAGAGATAAATCTCCAGCCATTGTTGTAATTCTTGGAGAAGGTAACACAAAAGTAAGACTTGCTATAATTGAAATGAATATGCTAGAACAATTAGTGGATGGTGTATAATAAAATTATGGAAAATAATAAACTAATAAATAATATTGTTATTGAAAATATTTTATCAGAAGAACAAATTCAAAGAATTAATCAAAAGGTATCAAAATATATATTAGAACTACCAACATTTGATGGAGATTTTGATAAGTATGGAGATAAAACAATATTAACTAAACTTATTAATAAATTTACAGGAAGATTAATGATACATTGCTTTGATTTAGATGATGATATTATTGAATCTTTTTCCAATTCTCTTAAAGAGAATGGTTTTAATGAATATATTTATAGAGATGCTACATCTTATGCAGAGTATGATTTAAAATATGGAAATCCTAAACTTCCAGAACATAAAGATGCTCCAGGTCCACAAGAGCATATTATTGTTGATTATCAACTTGACTGTAATATTGATTGGCCTATGATGATTAATAATGTTAAATATCCAATGCCTAAAAATTCTATGTTAATATTTAGTGGATTGGATCAATATCATTCAAGACCAAGAATTATTTTTAATGAAGGTGAATTTGTCAAAGTTTTACTTATACGATTTGATAGGATAAAATAATGGAACAACAACAGACAACTATAGATATGGTTAATGGTTTAACTGAAATTGCTGATTATATGCAAGACGAAGAGTTAACAACTGCTTTAACAATGATTGCTAAATTAATTATTAAACCAGATATACCACTTAATGTTGCTACTGTAGAAATTGTTAGATTACAGGCTATTGCAGCAAAGATGTCATTTAAGGCAACCTGGATGGCTAATGTCGATAAAAGTGATAGAGCAAAGAAAAACATATATTTCACGGCAGCAGAATCAATTAACAATTTAGTGTCAGCACTCAAGTACATAATTCGCTAATCTGGTATACTTACATAAACAAAGGATAAAAATGACTAAAAATTTATTAAAACAAATCATGATTAAATCTGACGAACCAAAACATAACGAAGATATTGGGTATACAGAAGGCTTAGTTGATGCAATTCAGCAAGGATATATAGCAGATATTAAACCAAAGTTTACTAAAAAGTATTCTTTTTCCCCATCAACACTTACTTATGGTGCTGGAGAATGTGCAAGGTTTTGGTATCTTGCTTTTGACGGCGCAGTGTTTTATGATAACGCTGATCCATATGGTGTAGCAAATAGAACAAGTGGTTCTTTAAGTCATGACCGAATTCAAGACGCAATGATTAAAGCAGACATCTTAGATAAAAATATGGAATTTGAAACAGACCGTAAATATGGCAAACAAAAACATCCAGCATTAGAGTTTACAATTAAAGTAGATGATCCTCCTATCTTTGGCTATGGAGATGTAATGCTTGACTATAGAGGTGAATCAATCCTTGGTGAAATTAAAACAATGCCAAACGATGGATTTGAATATAAGAAGGCAAATAGAAAAGCAAAAGGCAAACACCTTATGCAGTTATTAATGTACATGAAAGTATTAAAAAAAGATAAGGGTGTTTTAATTTATGAAAATAAAAACAATCATGAGTTATTAACCTTACCAGTACGAGTTAATGAAGAATATCGCAACTGGATTGACTATGCATTTGACTGGATGAAACAAGTTCGTAAGGCTTGGACAGATAGAGATATTCCAGTAAAAACATATAGAGCAAACTCAAAAATCTGTAAAGTTTGTCCTATCCAAAAAGCCTGTGCAGAAGCAGAAGTAGGGGTTTTAAAAATTAAACCTCTTGAGGAATTAAGTGAAACTTTGTGACAAATGCGACAAACAGTTTAATCCTAAAGTAAGTTATCAAATTTACTGCGGAGAAGAGTGTCGAGCATCTGCTACAAAGGTTAAAATTTTAGAAAAATATAATAAAACTCGTAGACAAAAAAGAATTGGAAAAGTTAGAAAATGTTTGGGTGGATGTAATCAACAACTTTCTATTTATAATGATTCTGGATTTTGTTCTAATTGCAATATAAGCAAAAAAGAAACATTAAAAATGCTAAAGAAAATAAAAGGATTTTTTGATTATGAACAAGAATAAATGGGGCATAGAATCTTTACCTAAAACTATTTGTGCTATTGATGCTAGTACTAACAGTCTTGCTTTTGCATTGTTTGAAAACAAAAAACTTGGCACTATTGGAAAAATAAAGTTTGAAGGTAACACAAATTATGAAAAAGTAATGGATGCTTGTGCCAAAACAAAAGCATTTTTTGAATACTCTGGTGGCTTTGAAGCAATAGTGATTGAACACACAGTTTTTATGAATAGCCCTAAGACTGCTGCAGATCTTGCATTAGTTCAAGGTGCACTCCTTGGCGCAGCGGGTTTAACTGGAACAAAACAAATAGGGACCGTAGCCCCAATTACTTGGCAAAACTATTTAGGAAATAAAAAATTGAGTAAAGAAGAACAGTTAGAAATTAGAGTTACAAACCCTGGAAAATCAATATCTTGGTATAAAACATTTGAACGGCAGACAAGAAAAGAAAGGACAATGAAATTAATTGAAATTAACTATAATAAAATCATTAACGATAATGACGTTGCTGACGCTTGTGGCATCGGCCATTGGGCTATTAATAATTGGAATAAAGCAATAGGGGGAGCAGAATAATGCCAGAGTTAAATGCAAACATACCACCTATAGAATGTTATGTGCGTGGAAACTATTTAAGAAATCAGTTAGACAGTCATGACAAATATTTTCCATGTGTTATATTTGGTGTTGCTAGTATAAAAAGTAGAAGTCCTTTATTTCATATAATGATGGAGGATGGCGGATTATGGTGGAGATTACCAATTAGTGCATTTTGTACAAAGCCTGGAGTTCCTGAATCAGACATACATAATTTAGTTTTATGGAATGCATTTAGCCATCACATATCTGTAACTAAATTTGAAAATCTTACAAACCTTAGAATGTCATACATTGATAGAACAAAAACAATGCACAAAGGTACTTACTTGTTTACTCTTGATTGGCATAACCCAGATACCAACGTAATGGATGATGGATACTCTGAGAGTCCTTCTGAACATAAATGTGGACATGTAATACAAAGAGATGATGGAAACTTTGCTATTCAACCTAACAATAGAGTTCGCATATACGAACCTTCTTTTACTTTAAAAAAGGATTATGTTATAGATAGAATAATTAATGATTATAAGTGGGACGTAGAAAATCAAGACAAATGGACGCTAGAAGACAGTAATAGGTTTAATTATGATATTAATGAGACTGAGGTTGACAAATAATCTTATGACTGGTAAACTATATACAAGCGAGGTTTGGCTTCGTAAGAGATATCTTATAGATAAAAAATCTCCACAAGATATTGCTAAAGAATGTGGGGCAAGCATAGAAACAATCTATGTATACCTTGCAAAATTTGGGTTAAGGAAATCAAAAAGATGAAATTAAAACCAGTATATAAAGATGTAGAAAATTTTAAATGTGAAGATTTATACCTTCACTCTATTAGTGCCCCATCTGGTAGTTACATTTGGTCAACATGCCATAAAATTGCACAAATGCTTATTGATAAAAATATTGCATACGGAGATTCCGCTTTAGATCCTGTTAGAATTTTTAGCAAGGCAGATGCAGTAGAACAACTTAGAGTAAGAATTGATGATAAATTAAGTAGACTTATGAAAGGTACAGATTATGTTGGAGATAATGACATAGATGATCTTATTGGATATTTAGTATTGCTTAAAATAGCAAAGGAAAAAAATGTCAACTGAAACAGAATTAATTGAGCATCTTGATGAAGTTAACAAGGTAGTTACAGAATATCTTAAAGGTCAAGATCCAACAAAAATTTCTAAAGAGTTAGAGATTCCACGTACTCGTGTTGTTGCATTAATCAATGAGTGGAAAGTTATGGCATCTGCAAATGATGCGATTCGTGCTCGTGCTAAAGAAGCCCTTGCTGGAGCAGATACTCATTACACTAAACTTATCACAAAGGCTTATGAGGTAATTGATGAATCAAGTATGACTAATAACCTTAGTGCAAAAACTCAGGCCATTAAACTTGTTATGGATATTGAAAAATCTAGAATTGAAATGCTTCAAAAGGCTGGCTTATTAGAAAATAAAGAACTTGCTGAAGAGATGATTCAAATTGAAAAACGACAAGAAGTCCTTGTTGAAATACTTAGAGAGATTGCTTCTACACATCCAGAGGTTCGTGATTTAATTATGCATAGACTTTCACAAATTGCAAAAGAAGGCGAAGTGATTACAATTGTCCAAGATGTTTAATGATTTTTTAGAAGTATTAAAAGAAAATCAATTTGAAGAAAAGCCAATAGATGCTAAGACTTTTGTTGAGTCTTCTGAATATCTTGGCCAACCACCGCTATCACCTATTCAATATGACATTGTAGAAGCAATGAGTCAAATATATAAAAAAGAAGATTTGCAAGAGTTTTATGGAGCATCAGAAGGAGCAAGGTATTACGATAAATACACCAAAAATGAAATTATCCTTCAACTTGGCAAGGGATCTGGAAAAGACTTTGTATCAACAGTAGCATGTGCATATATAGTATATAAACTATTATGTCTTAAAGATCCAGCAAGATATTTTGGTAAACCAAGTGGAGACGCTATAGATTTAATTAACGTTGCTATTAACGCACAACAAGCAAAGAACGTATTCTTTAAAGGTTTTAAAACTAAGATAGAAAAATCTCCATGGTTTGCAGGTAAGTATAATGCAAAGGCTGATAGTATTGAATTTGATAAGGCAATTACCGTTTACTCTGGTCACTCAGAAAGAGAGTCTCACGAAGGTTTAAACTTATTGCTTGCAGTACTTGATGAAATTTCTGGTTTTGCATCTGAAGTTGGTACTGGTAATGAACAAGGTAAGACTGCAGAAAATATTTATAAAGCATTTCGTGGATCTGTAGATTCTCGTTTCCCAGATTTGGGAAAAGTTGTTCTTCTTTCATTCCCTCGTTATCAGGGTGACTTTATTTCAAAAAGATATGATGATGTAATTATGGAAAAAGAAACTATTGATAAAAAACATACCTTTATTATGAATGAAGACTTACCTCATAATGATCCTAGTAATCAATTTGAAATTATTTGGGAAGAAGATCATATTGTTTCTTATAAAGTCCCAAGAGTTTTAGCACTTAAAAGACCTACGTGGGAAGTAAATCCAACAAGAAAGATTGATGATTTTAAGTTAGCATTTTATACAGATCTTGGTGATGCTATGATGCGTTTTGCTTGTGTTCCAACATTTGCTTCTGATGCATTTTTTAAACAAAAAGAAAAATTAGAAAAATGTATGAATACAAGAAATCCACTAGATGCTTTTAGAAGGTTTGATGAAACCTTTAAGCCAGATCCAGAAAAAACTTATTATATTCATGCTGACCTTGCACAAAAACACGATAAGTGTGCGGTAGCAATTGCTCACGTAGATAAGTGGGTAAATATTCAGGTAATTAAAGATTATGAACAGGTAGCACCAATTGTAGTAGTAGATGCAGTTGCATGGTGGGAACCAAGAGCAGAAGGACCAGTAAATTTATCAGAAGTAAAACAATGGATTATAAATCTTCGTAGAGAAGTATTTAATATTGGTATGGTTTCATTTGACCGTTGGCAATCTTTTGATATTCAAAATGAATTGCAGGCTGTTGGAATTAGAACAGAAACTGTATCGGTTGCTAAAAAACATTATGAAGATTTAGCAATGATGATTTATGAAGAGCGTGTTGCTATTCCTATGATTCCAATTTTACTTGAAGAAATGTCAGAATTAAAAATAATGAAAGGCAATAGGGTTGATCACCCACGAAAAAAATCAAAAGATTTAGCCGATGCTGTTTGTGGGGCGGTATTTGGAGCAATATCCCATACAGCAAAGACTAATAATACAGAGATAGATGTCCATACTTGGAGTTCTGCAACTCGACTTGCAGAGAAACAGCAACGTATGGTAGAATTGAGTAATCGAGAAATTCCTGACGACGTTAAGGGTTTTTTAGATAACTTTAACTTAATATAATCAAACAAGGAGAAAAATGAATTCATTCAAAAAAATTGCTATTGTCATCGCTGCAGCCTTGACTAGCACTACACTTGTCGCTACGCCAGCAAACGCTGCTCCGACAATTGTAAATACAACAATGTACGACACCACAAACGGTGTTCAGGTTATTGGTGGTTTTGCAACTCTTACAATTAATACAGACACAAGCACGGTAGCAACTGTTACCCTGTCTGGTGTAGGTTCAATTGTATCTGCATCTGCAGGATCAAACACTACCCTGTTAACGCCAGTTAATGGTTATTATCAAATTACAACTAGCAACGTAGGTGCAGGAGTTTCAACTCTTATTATTTCAAGTCCTACTGCTGGTACATCTACAGTAACTGTTACTCCAATTACTGCTGGTACTGGAATTCCAGGAACACCAGTAGTTAAAACAATTTCATGGACGGCTTCTGGTACCTTATCGGTATCTCCGTCATATACAACAGTTTATTCTGCAGTAGGAGTTGCTGCACCAGATGCAACAACTAATTCTGTATCAATTGTTGCTCCAAAGACTGCACAGTCAGCAGCAGCAAATGCAGTTGCTAATATTCTTGTAGCGCCAAAAGATGGAAACAATAATGTTATTTCAAATGGAACATTAACAGTTACTGTTGCTGGTCCAGGAATGATTGGTCTTGGTACAACACAGGCTAATGCGGTCTCACAAGGTCGTGCTGTTACAGGAACTGCTGGACAATATTTTGTAAACGTATTTGGAGATGGAACATCAGGAACATCAACAATTACAATTTCAAGTGGATCTACAGTTTTAGCAACTAAGACAGTTATTTTTGCTGGAGATGCTGCAACTTATACTTCAACAAAAGGTTTTTCAGTCTACCGTGTTGGATCTAACGGAACTGATGGATCTTCAACATCTTATGGTGTTGCAGTTGCTGTAAAAGATGCAAATGGCAATCCAGTATCTAATGGAACTACAGTTTATGCTACATCAGCATCTACATCTGTAGCAATAGTTTCTGCTTCAACAACAACTACTAGTGGAGTAGCATATTTTGCTATCAACGGAGTTGCTGCTGGAGATGTTGCAATTACATTTGCAAATGCTACAACAAGTCCTACAGTTTCTACTAGCGCAGTTGTTACAATTGGAAATTCTGTAGCGTCATCTGTTACTTTAGCATTTGATAAAACGTCTTATATTAATGGAGAAAAAGTTCAACTTACTTTGAAAGCAGTAGATGCTTCAGGTAAACCAATCTCAGATATTGCTGCAAGTGGCGCTTCATATACTGATCTATTGTCAGCAGATTTAATTTCATCTACTCAACTAGGTGGAGCAACATTGGTTGGATCTAAAACTCCAACATTTGTTAGTGGAGTCGCAACATGGAGTCTATACGCTCCACTATCTGCTGGTCCATTTACAGTTACAGGTACAACTGGAACTACTACTGGTCTTGCTTTGTCAGCACAAAAGGTTGCATTATCAACAACAGCAAATGTATTAGATGCAAATGCTGCTGCAACTGCTTCTTTAAATTCTCAAATTGCTGCATTAATGGCAAAAATCCTAGCACTCAATGTTCTTATCGCTAAGATCATGAAGAAGTTGGGCATTAAGTAAAACTTAATATAAAATTAGAGGGTAGATTAATTTCTACCCTCTTTTTTATTTAAAAAATGGTATAATTACTAATATAATTACACATAGGAGACCACCACTCAATTGACCAATTTTAAACGAAGACTAATATTAGGCTTTGGGGTTGGTCTGTGTGTTACAATTTTTGGAATAATGGCACCAGATCATGCTGGCGCTACAGAAAATCAAGAACAAGTTGTTGTAAGTCCTGCTCAACAAGCAGTTAATACAGCCCTTGCAGGAGCCACTACAGCCGTTCAAGAGGCTATAGATGCTACAACAAGTGCTACAACTGAAATAACCCAAGCACAAACCGAATATTCCCAAGCCCAATCTGTAACGGCAGAGGTAGCATCAAAAATATCTTTGGCTAATACAGAAATAAATAATGTTCAAACTGCTATTAATATTATTAGTAATGTTGATTTATCTACTACCCTAATAGATCAAAGTTCTCAGGTAGTTCAAGATGCAAAGGCTACAGTAAATACTGCAACTACCGCTATAAATAATATAACAACACAAATAACAGAGGCTCAGGCAGCAATATCTGAAACAGTTATTGCAAAAACTGAAGCGGTAACTGCACAAGCAACTGCTCAAACCGAACTAACCCAAGCCAACATTGCAATTGATAATGCACAAACAGCAGTTAATAATTTACAAGCCACTATTGGAACTACTACAAATGTACTTGCTGGCGTAGATGATGCTGGTGTTCAAATGAATCTTCCATTCGGAATGCAAATGGGTGAAACTGTTTATAATAATGTATTTGTTGGATCAAATGCAACGATAACATTTGGAACAAATGAAGGATGGGTTTATCATACAACTCCAGGCGCACCTTCTGTATCTATTGCTGGATGGGACTGGACTACTTGGAGCACAGGAACTGGAATTACATATGCAACTACTGGAACAAGTTTAGATATTGCTTGGGACTTAAGGCCTTTCCCGCAACAAGATGCTTCTACACAAATGGTTCAAATTAGATTTAATGCTGATGTTAATCCAAATGACGGGGCATGGATGGCAAGTGTAACTGCTAATGGACCAATACCAGATCAAGCAAGATTTAATGTTAGAGAAACAACCAACGGTGCACTTGTTCCAATTACAGATACTAATGTTGGAGCAGGTTTTGCTGGACAAATAAGTCAAGGTGCAGCATTTACTCCGTATGTAGACCCAAATACAGAAACAGTTCAGGCAGCGGTTGACGCAGCAAATGCAACCATTGCACAATTAAACTCAAGCCTTACTCCAGTTGTTGCTCAGAACACTACAAATACTTCTAATATAAATGCAATCAACACAACATCTTTAACCAACACCGTAAATTCAGCGGTATCAACAAAGACATCTCTTGAGTCATTATTAAACACTAAATCAATTCAATTAGTTACTGCAATTAATAACAATATTCCAACTCCCGCCCCAATAATTTCAAACCCAATTGTTGCAGGCACTTCCGCAACTATTACACCATCCTTGCCTCAAGGATACACAGCAAACACTTGGTTTTATCAAGTAGTAACTGAAGATCCTAGTGCAGAAAATCCATATGAAGGACAAACCTTAAATACAGATGGCGCTCCTGCATCTATTGAATTAAGTGGTTTGACAGAAGGCGCTACATATACTGTTAGAGTTGCTAACTGGTCTGGACCTGTAAGTGAATATACAGAGGTTGTTATTTCTATACCCGCATCAGAAATTATTCAAGCACCATCTCAGCCATCTTTTATTATTGCACCTGATATGCCCGAACAAATTGAACCAGACGAGACCACTCCAACTGAAGAGGAGAGTACAGAGATAGAAGAGATTCCTGTAGAGGAAACTCCTGTGGAAGAAAATCCTGTTGACGAAGTCCTTTCTGAAGAAACTGAATCTCCTGAAACGGATACACCTGAATCTGATGACTCTTCATCCAGCGATGAACTAGAAAATATTCTTGAAGAAAATCAGGATTCTTTTGAAGAAATAGCACAAGATAATGATACCTTATCTGTAGAAGAAGTGCAAGATATAGTTAGTGATTTAGTTGCAGATAGTGGTTTAGATGCATCTGAAGTTGCAGAGGTATTGGAAGCAATTGCTCAGGGCGGAGATGTGTCTGAAGAGATTGCTGCAGAAGTTTCATCTACATTATCAGAAGGTGGATTAACAGAATCAGAGGCAGACTTTATTACAGAAATGTTATCTGCAGATGGAGAAATAACAACTACAGAAGTTATTAATTTATCTGAAGCCTTATCTGAAGACGGTAAATTTACTTTAGTAGAAAAAGATTTAGTTGCAGATGTATTAATAACATCAGCAGAGGGAGCACCTGTAACTGCTGCCAACATAGAAGCGGCGGGACTTGAATATCGTGATCTTCCTCCAACAATCCCAGTAGAGGTAAGAGAAGATGCAAACGGTAATCCAGTAGTTATTCAAGCAGAAGTAGCCTCTGCATTGCTTGTTTTAGAAAGTCCAGCAGCCTTACTGGGAGCGGTTGCTACTTGTTTTAATCCAGATGAAGCAATTGAAGGTTTGACAGAAGAGCAAAAATGTGAGTTAGGCAAAGCCTTACTTAGTATGGGTGCTGATATGTCCATTCCAGAACGTGAAAAAGCAGAAGACATTGTGGTTGTAACAGTTATTGCTGGTCAATTAATTGTTGCTACCGCACCTAGAAGAAGGAGATAAAATGAAAAAGTTAAAACAATGGGGTATGGCAGCCCTAAATGAGAACTTTACATTCCTGGGCTTCTTTGTAGCATGGGTGGTTTTAGAGGGTAGCGCAAAGACGGTAGTAGGGTATGTAACCCTAATATCAGTAGCCATATGGTTTGCAACCATAGGAATTCGTAAAGAAGACTAATACTATTATTAATAATACTATAAAACATTGATTTAATGTGTAGTATAATATAAATATGAAAAAGTTGACGTCAGCCTTACTTTGCGGTATACTTGTAATGAGCCTTTCTGCTTGTTCAAGTCGATACAGGTATGAATGTCAAAATCCAGAAAATTGGAAAGAAGCAAGGTGTAATCCGCCAGTTTGCAAAGCAACTGGTACATGCACAAAAGACTTAGTAAAGGAAACTAACAATGGGTAAAAGAAGAACGCAAGCAGAACTAGATGGTTTATTAAAGTTTGTTTTAGGTCTTACTTTAGGGGCAATTTTATTTTTTACAACAATGGGTATTCTATATGCCTTAGTTTTTGTTGAACAACCATTAACTGGTCAATCCGAAAACGATAAAATGTTTTTTAATGTTCTTGGTAGCGTAGCGACATTTATTACTGGAACACTTGCAGGTATTTTAATTGGTCAATCTGGTGCAAAAGATATTATGGATGCACAGTTGTCTAACAAAGAAATGGATGCTAAAAACACTCAAGCAGATAAAAAACTTGAATCAGAAATTGATGAAGCAAAAGCACGGAGATTAAACAAGCCTGATGGCGCAATGCCAGAGGAACAACCTGTTGATGCAAATTGGGATAAATAATGGCGGAGCAAGGTACAGCAGCCCGTCTTATTGAAGTTGCTACTGCAGAAGTAGGAACTATTGAAGGTCCTAAAGATAATGAAACTAAGTATGGTAAGTTTACTAAAGCAGATTTTCAACCATGGTGTGGATCATTTGTTAACTGGTGCGCTAATGAAGCAGGAGTAAAAGTTCCTAATACTGTTTACACTCCTGGTGGCGCACAAGCATTTAAAAAAGCAAACTCATGGATTGATGGTGATTTAGCAGATCCAGAGCCAGGAGATATTGCATACTTTGATTTTCCATCTGACGGGGTAGACAGAATTAGCCACGTAGCAATAGTAGTAGCAGACAATGGAGATGGAACAGTCTGGTGTATTGAAGGAAATACTTCAGGAGATCCTAAAGGTAGCCAACGTAATGGTGGAGAGGTTTGTAAGAAACTTCGTGCCTTTAAGAAAAACAAAAAAGGAATTATGGTTTCTATTGTAGGTTTTGGTAGACCTAAGTTTGGTTCTGCATCTGCGGGTACTGCTAAAAAGGCTGTGGCTAAACCTAAAGTATGCTCAGCATGTGGACAAGACATAAAATAAAGGTGCTTTATTAAATAAAAAGGGTTTGGTATACTTAAAGGTATACTTTTAATGGGGGATTATTATATGACAGTCTTGGCTGTAGTTCGCTATGAAGACAAAATATATATGGCTGGTGATCGTGGCGCCTCAGATGATAATACAATACTTTCTTTAACAGCACCAAAAGTCTGGAAACTTGGACCTTATTTGCTTGGATACGCAGGTGCATTAGATGGAGAACGCATTAGATATAACTTTAATCCATATATACCAGATATTAAAGATATAGATAAATTTATGCAAACTAAGTTTATTAAACAACTTAAAAATTTTTATGATGACTGGTGGGTTGACACTGGTAAAGAGGCTGATCTTGGTTTAATTATTTGCGTTAAAGGACAGATATATGAACACAATGCCGTTGATATGTCACTATCAAAATATAATTTAGATTATTTAGCAATGGGTTCAGGTGCAGAATATGCTTATGGATATTTAAACGCTACAGAAAAATCTAAAGATCCTAGGAGACGTGTTGTGGGAGCAGTAAATTCTGCTATTAAATTTAGTCCATCTTGCATGGGTCCAGTTGACGTAGTAAATATTTAAAAATGATAATTAATCAAGATGGTGGGCCAGTAGTACCAAATAAAACAATTGCAGTTTTTTCACTGCATAAAGATTTTGATATGAAAAAACTTGATGTATTTTTAAAACCGTTAAATCATGATTATAAAAGAGATTGGTTTACTCAAATTTTTTATCATTGTTTACCATTATCAATTGGAAATATGCAAGGATTCATTGTTAGTTTGCCATATGAAATTAAGGTTATTTGGAATGGAGATTTAACTAAAGATAGCATTATTATAGAATATGGTAAAGAATTTAAAAAATATGAAAATGATTTTCCTGTTGCAGTCCGATCAGATTTTGGACATGGAATTTTTACAATATACATTCCAGTTACATTAAAAACACCTCCTGGTATCAATTTAATGACAATAGCACCACCTAATTTTCCTCTTCCTGGACTTAGTCCAATGACTGGAGTTGTAGAAAGTGATAATATTAGGTTTAGTTTTACATTTAATATTAAAATAGATTTAATTAATACACCAATCACAATTCCAGCAAATACTCCATTGATAGGATTATTACCAATACCAAGATATTTTTGTGATTCATTTACATTAATAGATGCACATGATATTTTTGATAATGAAACAATTAAAGAAGAAGAAAGTACAGTTTTATTAAATGTATATATAAGAAAAACTAGCATTAATAAAACAAAAAAACATGATCGTTTATACTTTAGAGGGGTTGATTCTAAAAAAAATAAATTTAAAGATCATCAATTGCCTAAAAAAAGAAAGACTTGACTTTTACTTTTAACTAGTGTATATTTTATATATGAGCAATTTTGATGATATTTTAAAAGATATTCAAAAAGAATCTTTAAACCTTAATGAGTTTGAGATTTGGTTAACTAATGGAATTGAGCGGGGTTGGGTAACAGAGCCATTCTGTAATACTCATGAAGGAGATCCTTATATGAGTGAAGAAGAAGAAAAAGAATGGGAAGAGGGTGGAGACCCTTGTCAAGTAGTAATAAAAATAAAAAATAATTAATAAAAGGATAAAATGAAAAAAATAATTTCAATTTTAATAATAAGTAGTTTATTTTTTATTCAACAAAATATTCCAGCAAATGCTGCAGTTAAAGCAGGAGGAGCATGTAAAAAGGTTGGAATTACTTCCGTTACATCTGGTAAAAAATTTACATGCATTAAATCTGGCAAAAAGTTGGTTTGGAATAAGGGAGTTAGCAAATCAATTGCAACTGTCCCTGTTCCAGCACCTGCGCCTGCGCCTGTAGAAATTCCAGTTTCTATTGATAATTTAGATTTAAAACAAGTACCATTGAATGCTTTTAAAAATATAGAACAAGAAATTAAAAC